TTAGTTGTGTTTAAGAGTTCTATATTATAATATATATTAATAAATTCCATAATATCATTATAATTTTTTAAACTTATTTTCTTTTCACTTACTAACATATTTATTTTATTCATAATTGAATTTCCATTTTTAATTAAAAATTGAACAGGTTTCATCCATAATTCATTTACATTTTTACATAATAAATCGTCAGTAGGTAATTTATTACACAAAATATTTTTAGGATATTTATCATTCATAACATTATAATAAGTATAATTAGTATTTATTGCAGCCAATAATAATAAACCATTATGTGTAGCTTGTAAAGGACCGTGGCATTTTAATTTACATTTAATAGGAACATTATTGTGATATAATTTACCATATACATTTACAGTTATGTCTTTTTTATTAGAACTTTCACTAAATAATTTATCAAATCTTGTTTTAGGAGGAATATGTAAATTTTTAATTAAATGTTTATCAACAGCCGATATTCTTAACAGATTTTCTAAATCTGCTGTCAAATTAATATAACTTAAATCTATATTAGAATGTTTTAAATATAATTGAAAACTATCCATATCATCTGTATATTTCATATTATATTTAAAGACGTTTAGTTTCCAACCATTATTAGGATCAAAAGGTAATCCAGCTTGACCACAAAATCTTAGTCCTCGTCCTAATATCTGTGTTTCCTCTGCTTTAGTTATTACTGGTTCTAATATATGAAAATATTTAACATCAAATAGATCAATACCTTCTTTGTATCCACTGTCTATTATAATAAATCTTATTTTCTCACCGTAAATGTTATCAGGTCTTTCGTTAAATACAGAAAGAATATCTTTTTTTAATGTAGCAGGAAAAGGTTTTCCGTAAATTACAGAGGATGTTAATAAAGCAAAACTATTTTTATTGTTTGATAATAATTTTAAGTTTTTATTATAACACATTTTATAATCATTTGCGATTAAAACACTTGCAATCATTTTAGAACCATAAATACCCTGAACGTCTGAATAAATTACGTGTTTAAATAATTTACCATTTTCTTCTAAATCTTTTTTATCTAATTCTTGAATATTTTCCATCAATTTAAACATTCTTGGTGAATATGCGTTTAAATTTTCAATTACTTCTTTTGGTTTGAATCCAGGAGTATCAAACTTTTGGTTTTTTTCTATATGCGACCAGGTAGATGTATTACGAATACATTTTGCTTTTTTCATTATTTACAATTAATAAATATAAAAAATGATTTCTTAATATTAATATTAGCAATGGACAATAAAATTAACGGAATAATATATGGACACGCTTTGGGTGATGCGCTAGGTGCTCCAGTAGAATTCTTTCCTTTTGCACATTATACAGGAATTTTAGATGCACCTATTACACGATATAATAGAGCTTACGGAAAACAAGTTTCTGCTATAGGACAAATAACAGATGATACTGAATTAGCTCTAATTCTTTTAAATACAATTAAAGATGGATATACAGAAGAAAAAGCAGTTGTAAATTATATGTTATGGGCAAATAATAATTTTGAAAATTGTAAAGGTAATTCACCTTTTATGGGAAACAATACTAGAAATTTATTTATAGCACCAAAACCTACATATAAATTATATTGTAATCGTTTTAAAAAATATTATCCAGATGATATTACTAAAGAAAATTCACAATCAAATGGTCCTTTAATGCGATGTTATCCTTTAGCTTTTGTAGAAGATGATGAAATAATTAAAACAGATGTATATATTACTAATCCTTCTAAACTTGTATATAATGCGGTATATACGTATATAACTGCTATACGAATGGCAATGAAAAATAAATCAAAAAAGGTAATTCAAAAAACAATTAGAGAAATGATAGAATTTGAAGAGCTTTTAACAGTATTTGATCAAGCCGTTAATAATATTTTTAGAGATGTTACAGTTAACAAAGGTCATATATTACACGCATATTATTGTGCATTTTGGGGATTGTTTCAATTTAATAATTATAAAGATGCGATTGATGCTATTATTTGTTTAGGACCAGAAGAAGGACAAAAAGCAAAAATAGGTATTAAAGGTAAATGGAAAAAAACCGAAATTATCGTAGGTGATACTGATACAAATGCTAGTATAGCCGGTGCATTATTGGGTGCTTTCTATGGTTATGAAAAAATTACAGAAAATGAAATAACTAAAGAAAATATGAATATTATGATGAATTGTGATTCAACAAAAGGTGATATTATTAGACCACCAATCTATAAATTACCAAATATAAACAGTAATAATTAATTTATAATAAAATGTTAGCTATTTGGATAAATGTAGATGAATGTATTAGACGTAGAGATTTAATGATTAATCAATTCAAAAATATTAATTTTATTACTAAAAATATACGTGTGTCAGCAATAACACCTGATGATGTTGATGATTACGTAGATGATCGCGATCTTCCTTATAAATGTGATCCTACTGACAGATATTTTAAAAATTGTAAAAATTGCAAGGTTGAACATTGCACATTAATCAGTCATATGTTAGCTATTGAAGAAGGCTATAAATCAAATGAAGATTGGTTTATAATATTTGAAGATGATACAATTATACCTCACGAAATAAATGTAGAAGCATTATTAAAATCAATTCCAAATGATGCCGAAGTATTACAATTACATTGTTGTATGGGTCCAACGGTTGAAAAACTACATAATGTGTATAAACAAAATGTTAATTGGGTTCAATGGAAAATGATTATACCATCTGCTTCAGGTTATATTGTTTCACGTAAGGCAGCAGAAAAAATGCTATCATTATACAAAAAGAATGATAGATTTTGTTTTAAAGATAGCAAATCTTGTAGACTTGCGGATGTTATGACCTATGAAACTTGCAAAACATATGTTCATACTTATCCTGTATTTTATTCGAATACAAATTACGGTTCTTTAATACATCCTGATCATTTAGGTAGCCACGAATATGCAAATAATATTATTAAGAAAATTATTAATGAAACGGATTCACATATATTTTTATCTAAATTAAAATAAAAAAATGGTATTTGATGAAGATATTATTGATAAAAAAGTAATAATTGTGGATGGAACAGATAAAGATAATATTAGTATTGAAATTGAACCTATAAAAAATGTAACTAGTATTAAATTAGTTGAATCATATGCTACTATAGATAGTCCTAATTCTTTATTAAAAAAAATATATATTTGTGTTAATGATTATAGATTAAAAACTGTTAATAATGGAAATACTTCAAATGATGTATTTAGTTCTATGATATTTCATCCAAGTACTGTTTACAATGAACCAAATGGTACTGGAACTATATCAACATTTAATTTGGATACACAAAATTATGTATTTAATCCTATTAATGGAGAATTAAGAAAATTAGATATATCTTTCAAACATCTAGTTGATGATAATTTAATACCTAGAACACTAAAAAGTTTTTATTTAGAATTTTGTATTTATTCTAAAAGAATGAAACAAACTATGTTTTAATTTTTTTAACCAAATAATAATATAAGAATGCCCTATGAACTAGGAACTATATGGAATGTTACAAGTAAATATATATATAATACCTTGGATAAAAATATTGGTATAGGAACAACTACACCAATATGCGAATTAGATGTATATTGTAATATTGCAGAAAACGGGATCAAATTGGAAGATAAATATCAACTAAAACCCGAAAACAACAAAAAATATGATCTTATTGTTCGTGAGGATTTAGATCAAGATGAATCACATTTAATTATTTGGTATAAGTTTAATAAAGATGATTTTACTAGTAATTATGCAGGAGACTATGGAACGTTAAGCACTGAAAACGGAACAAAAAGTAATTTACAAAAAGAATATTATGTAGGAACTGGATCTGCTGAAATCAATGATGAGCTTTATTATAAAATTAAGATGGAAATAGGACAATTTAACGCAACAGAATATACTTATTGTTTTTGGTTGTTTTTAAATGAAGAATGTAATAATGATACATTTATTTTAAATTTTCAAGATAATACTGAATCAACTGATATATTCTATTTTAAATATTACACTAATAGATTAATAATTTTTAAAAGCGTTTCTGAAAAAATTGAATACACTTATACTTTAAATAAAAATGAATGGTATCATATTACTATTTTAAATAATGATGGTGCTACTGATACTGATAAAGTAATTATTTTAATAAATGGTATAAGAATTAATAATTTTACTGGTGTTATTAATAAGTTATCAAGAGATACTGATAAACTAGATGGAATTGTAAATATATATCTTGGTTATACTAACAATTCAACAATTAATGGATATATTGATGATTTTCGTATTTATGAGTCTAATTTACCTATTGATTATATACAAAACAATATTATTGGAAAAATAACTAAAATAAAACCTGGTAATATTAGTGCAAATGGTAATTATGGTATTGATATTGTTAATTATTCTAGCAATGTTAATATTGGAGGACCAAATGATAATGTTGATTTAAGAATATTTGGTAATCTAAAAGTTGATGGAGATTTAAGTATTAGCAATCTTAATATTAATACATCTATATTTAATACATTAAATGTAACTAATAATTTAACTGTTGATAGTAATGTTAATATTCATAATGATCTTACAGTTAGTAAGACAATTACAGAAAACCAAAGAACACTTGCACAAAAATACGCATCTATTAGTCAAATTGATAAAAACACTGATATAATTATTTCAAAAATGACTGATAAAGGAGATGTTAGAGAATTATACAATGATATGCCTGAGTTTTTTCGAAGTAATTTAATATTAGCATATGATTTTGATTTTAATTTAAATGATATAGATGATAATACTGATTTTTTTAGTAATAATGTATTACTAAAAAATCCTAATACTGCTTCAATTTATTCTAGATATAGTCAATATAACATTGTTCCAAATATACCTAAAAACGCTATAGATTATTATGGAATTAAATATGTAAAAGGTAATAGTTCTTTATATTGTGGTAGTAATATATTTAGTTCAGGTGGTATTGATTATTATAGTTTTAATACTCAAAATGTTGATCAAGCAAGTTTTGAAAACAATAAAAGTTATACTATAGCATTTTGGATAAGATTTAATGAAATTAGCAAAACACAATATATTTTTAGATTTGGAGTTCCTATTAATTCTGGTACAGAACATAGTATTAATCTATCTTTAAATAGTAGTAATAACTTAAATATTGAAATTACTAATAGAAATAGCCAGTATAACAATAATATAGATGAACTTGAATTTAAAAAAGATGAATGGTATCATATAGTTTTAATTCTTAAAAATGAAAATTCTATTTACGAAATACCTACAAATATTACTAATTCAAACTTATTAATACAGTATTTTGAAGAGCTTGAATATACTAATAATACTAATCCTGGTGATAATAGCTTTACTTTTAATACAGCAGCCAATAAGGCTACTATTTTTACTTATGTTAATGGTATTTATGTAAAAAAACTATCATATGTACAGAATGTTACTATATTTGGTAATCGAAGCGAATGTAGTAATTATTTTGGTATTTATGATTCATCTACTACTACTGACTATCTAAATGGCTATATAGATGATTTTAAAATGTATGAAACAGTTGTTCCTATAAACTATATTAACGAATATATTATTGGTGATGCTTTAATTATTAAACCTGGATTATTATCCGCAATTGGTAATTATGGTATTAATATTAAAAACTTTGAAAATATTGTTTCTGTTGGTGATTGTAATAATGATGTTGATTTGCACATTTATGGTTTATTTAAAATAGAAGAAACTAAATTAACAATATCTAATTGTGATATTGATAATTTAAATGGTATATTAACAACATCAAACTTTAATATATTAGAAACATTAGATGTTTCTAATATAAATGCTAGTAATATTGAAACTTATGATTTAATATCAGGTCCTGGTTTTAATTTAGGATCTTCAAACCTTATTAATAATATTGAAATTATTACACTTAGTAATATTAATTTAAATTCTTGTAATATTATTGCTAATACTATAACTGTTAATAATGAATTAATACTTAAAGATGCTATATTATCCAATATTAAAATTTATGGTATTAATATTGATGATACATTTTCAATTAGTAATAGCGATATAAAAATACGTAGTCATCTAATAATTGGTGATAATAGTTTTAATAATTATAGATATGATTTTGAAAGTTTAGAAGCATATAGAAGATTAAGCATTAAAGATGTGAATGATCCAAACTATGAATATAGTAATTTTAATTTATATTTTGTTCGTTATACTGAACAATTTCCTACAATTATCCCTACAGATGATATTCAAGTATTTGATAAATCTATAATATTTTATGGTAATACAGAACAACAAAATTATGATATTCAGTTTAAAAATAATTATATTCGTAATGAAAATTGTAATATTAAAGATGAAATTGAAAAATCTTATTTTGATGGTGTAGATCGTAATAGAACACGTATCAAATTAGATGTAGGTAATATTAAATTAGAAAATGGTTTTATTCAATTAATACAAAAAGATATTTTAGAATCATCAACTTTATCAACTTTAAAAATAGAAGAATATCAAATTAGTATAAATAGTAATCATAATACAACTATTTTAAATGATTCTTTAATGTTAAGTAATACTGATAATTATTGTTTATTAACAAATAGTAATTTTATGTTTAAAAATGATAATGGTTTTATAGATAATGAAACACTTAGAATTAATAAAATTCAAATAAAAGATGAAATTGGAATTGATAAAATAAATACTTTAAATACTTATCCTGATACAATTAGTATTAATGCTTCAAATGAATATAATCCATTTGGTAAAATACAAGGTTTCTTATGTAGTAATAGCAAAATTGATATCCAAAATGAAATTATAACTGATAGTAATATTAAATGCGCAGAAATAAATACTGATATTGCTAATATTAGTAATATTATTTGTGAATACAAAATAGGATTTACACCAGATTCTTCTAGTAATACAAAAATTGCTAAAGATAGAATTGATGTTAATACCTTACATATTTACGGAAGTATTATATTAGGTGATCAGACACCAGGTGAAAATGATAATAGTATTAATGGTGGTTTTGGTTCTTTAAGTATTAAAACTATTAAAACAACAAATACTGATAATAATGCTTTAAGTATTGATACATTAGATGGAAATAATCTTGGTAAAATACGAGGATTTTTATCAAGTAACAGTAAAATAAATATTGATGATGAGATTAGAACAAGTAGTAATATTTATTGTATAGATTTAGATAGTGGTAATATTAACGTAAGTAATTTATACAGTTGCAATATTAATGTAGATAATTTAGACAGCAGTAATATTAATGTAAGTGATTTAAATAGCAGTAATATTAATGTAAGTGATTTAAATAGCAGTAGTATTAATGTAATTGATTTAAATAGCACTAATATTAACGTAAGTAATATAATTGTTGAGGATGAATTAAATGTTTATAATATTATAGCTAGCAATATTAATGTAAGTAATTTAGAGAGCAGTAATATTAACGTAAGTAATATAACAGTTGAGGATGAATTAAATGTTTATAATATTATAGCTAGCAATATTGATTGTAGTGATACGATAGAATCTTTTAATATTATTAGTTCAAATGTTATTGTTAATAATACATTAACTGTAAATGATATTGCAGTTAATAATGCAGTAATGACTGATAATATTAGAGGATTAAATACAGAACATTGTGAAATATTAGGTATATTATCTAATAATAGTTATATTGATATAACTGGAGAAATTAAAACAAATTCAAATATTTATGCATCTAATATTATTACTGATACTCTAGAAATTTGTAATATTTTGAATAATAACAGCGCTAGTGGTTATTTTATTATATCAAGTAATAGTGGTATATTAATTAATAATATTAAAACTACATCTTTAGCTGATTATAGTATTGATACATTATTTAATGATAGTCTTGGTAAGATACGTGGAGAATTAGCAGATAATAGTGAAATTAATATTATTGGCGAGATTAAAACAACCAGTAATATTAGTGGTAATATTTTAGAAATTAATACAATTATTGGTTCCACTGGTTCCACTGGTTCCACTGGTTCCACTGGTATTAATATTAATAATGATATTAATTTTAATTGTAATATCACAAATGATGTTACAATTGATGATAAAAAATTTGAAATTATTACACATATACCTAACATTACAGAGCCTTCACCCCAAATAGAATTAATAGGCAATCGTATTAAATCTTTTGGCGATACAGAAACAGATAGAAATAAATATATGGAATTTGATTATAATGGATTACGAAGAGTAGATGGTGATCCTTACAATATAATAAGATATGATTCAATAATCAATGGAATAGTTCTTAAGTGTAAAAAATTAGAAGTTGAAAACTTTGATCCAGGTGATGGATCACAGTTTAAATTTCCAAATATAATATCATTTAGTAGAAATACTACTGCAAGCATACCAAATGTTTATATTGGTTATAATACAGATAATACAGATAATATAAGTATTAATAATGATAAAGATGTTTTATATGTTGATACTGATACTGATAAAAGATTAAATGTAGGAAATATACTTGTAAGAAATCATATAGAAATATCGCATAATAGAGATGATATGGATGGTAAACTATTAAGAATAACAACTATGGAAACATTGGAATCTTCACGTACAACACAATATGCATTTTTTATTAATCAAAATGGCGATGAAATGTTAACAATTGATTTAGATACTGGCTCTATAGGTATTAATACACGTCCTTTAGCAAGTGATGATCCAATTAAATTATTTGTTAATGGTGGTATTAAATCAAGTGGAGATATTATTGGTTTTGCAAATGTATCTGATAAAAGATTTAAAACAGATATTAGATCATTTGATATTAACGATATTGAAATTGTTAATAAATTAAATCCAGTAAAATTCAAATGGAAAGAAGATCTTTTCAATTCTAATATGGCTAATAAAAATGATATTGGATTTATAGCACAAGAAGTTAAACTATTAATACCAGAAGCTGTATCAACTTTCAAAATTGAAATGAATGATATTGATTATAATTATATTAAATATGAAAGGATGATTCCGTATTTAATTAATAACATTAAATATTTGAATAATAAAATAGTAGAACTAGAAAATAAATTAAATGGTATTTGATAGTTTTAATCTAGGAACGCAAATAGAATCAAACAATAGTATAAATTATACATCTTATTTAGATCAAGTTAATCATAATTTATATATTATACAATCTTCAAATATCAATATATATAACATTATAGGATGTAATTTAGCAAATAAAGACAGTAATATATATATTTCTTGTAATATAAACTTATACAATGATATAGAACATTTTTATATAGATACTTCTAATTATCTAAACATATATTCTATAGATTTAAGTTGTAATTTTGAAATTAATAAATCAAATTTAGAAAATAGAGCATATAGTATTAATAATACTGATAATTGTAATTTTATTTCAGGATATTATTATGATGGTAATAAATATCTAATAACTGAATCAGGTAAAGATGTTTATAGAATTAATAGTGATAATATTCGTTATCATATACTTTTAACAGATAATCCTATTATAAAAAATAAAAATAATAATGTTGTAAGTATATTACTTGAAAACATATTATATGTTACTATTGCAGATTTTAATATAATAATTAAGTGTGATATTGCAAATAGTTCTGATAAAACAGAATTTATAATTGAAAATTATAGCGATATTGTGCATAAATTTAGTAAAGCTGTATATAGTCGTTTAAAACAAAAAATATATTTAATTCCTTATAATCTTAAATATTTATGTAGTATTGATACGGTATCAACTGTTAATATAGAAAAAGGAGAGAGATTAACTTTTAGAAATAAACCATACTTAGTTAATACAAATATTAGAGAAATATTTAGCACTGCTATTGAAAATCAAGGATATATATATATGATACCTAAAAAACTTAATTTAATATTTATTTATAGTCTTTATACAGATAGCTTACATAATATTATTGATATTTCAGCATTTAATACAACATTTTTAGAAAATAATAAATTTGTTAATGCGCATTTATATGAAGATATAAATCATAAAAAGATTTTTATGATTCCTAATAATTCTACTAATATAGGTGTTATTGATTATGATCTTATGGATAATGCAATATTAGAAAGTGATTTTAGTTTTGATATTATTACTAAAAATATATTTAATAGTGATTATGAGATTGAAGATCAATTTATCGAATTAGGTAGTAAAATTCAATATTCATCAAGTTATAAAAATGGTTTTGTTAATTTTAGACTGAAAAGTGTTGATCCTAATACTGCAGATATATTTGAATTTAGACCTAAAACAAATATATATATGGATACTAAAAATAAATTAGTTGCTTCTTATAAATTTGATGGAAATACAGAAGATTCTGAAAATGATTATCATCTTACTGCTTCAGGAAATGTTCAATATATTGAAAGAGGGTTATTAGATAGTAATTTACACCTTTTAAGCAGTGCAACATTAAAATTAATTAATAATAAAACAAAATTTGAAAATAATTTTACAAATGTTATTGGTATTGGGTTTGAATCTTCTAATTTAGTTAATCAAGCAGGTACAATATTTAAATATAAATCAATTGAATGCAGTTATATAAATAAAACTAATTTAACAATCAAATTTAAAAATATAGAATCTAATATTCAAAGTGATGGATTTGATCATATTTTTTTAAATGCTAATCAAAATAGTTTAGATATTTATTTAAATGGTATGATAGAATGTAATATATCAAGTTCAGGAAATACCACTAATAATGATTTAGAAATTGGTCCTTATAACGGTTATTTAGATAATTTGTCTATATTCAAAGAACAATTAACAGAAAATGAAATTTGGTATTTGTATAATAATAAAGAATTTCATAGTGATATTTTTAAGGAGCGATATAATAATATTACATCTACATTTACTGATAATAACGGAAAACCTATATTTAAATTTTATAAACCAGTTAATGAAAGAAAGTATCAAGAGATTAATATTAACGAGCTACTAGTTACCAATAAAATACAAAATATATCTGTTAATAATATTTATTCAATAGAAAATGATACAGTTTATTTTATTCCATATAATTATGATTATTTACTAGCTCTTGATCTTAAAGAAAATGTTATTAGGTTAATTAATATTAAGAGAACTGAATATACGAATGATAGGAATTTGATATCTAATTATATTGATGATGTATCAAAAGGTAAATTTAAAGCATCTATAATTGTTGGAGATAATTTATATATAGCACCGTATATTGAATCGTATAAAGATAGTGCTACAAATTCTTCAGCAATTATTCTTATTTATAATTTTGTTAATGATAATAAAGACAATTTTGTTAATATAAAAGCTGTTGATATTAGTCAAATACTTAATGTAAATGCAGGAAATCAAGAACTTAAAGAATTATTTTCAACAATTTTATTTTATAATAAAAATCCTAAAGATTATTTATTTTTTATTAATGAAAATACTTTTCCTTTAGTAGTATATAATATTACTGATGAAGAAGCTAAAAACGTTTATAAAGACGATGATTATCATTACATAGATGGTTATATTAAAGGTAATTATATGTATTTATTAGATTATTATGGAAGTAATTTATATATATATGATATTGTAATTAATAGAACAAATATTAGTTTAACTTCAAATAATCATATTGACTTAAATGAAGCAAGTCTTACTTATGATACACCTTTATTTTCAAAAATATTAGAACATAATGATGCATATTATTTTATTCCTTATAATACTAATTATATTGCTATATATAGCAATACTTCAGTTACAAACGAGTATTTAAGTGATTATACTTCAAATCAAAAATTGTATAAAGGTGGAACTATAATGGAATTAAATAATAATGCATATTTAATTATGGTTCCTTATTATGCTGATAAACTTTATATGTATAATATTACAGAAAATAATTTAACATATATTGAAGATGTTATATTTGAAACAAATAGATTTACGGGTTGTACAGTTGATCTTAAAGGTAACTTGTATATGAATACAGTTTACGGAGATGTATTATATTATAGTCTATCAATAGCTAAATTTTATAAACAACCTAGATTACCAGTATTAATAAAAAACAAACAGGAAATAAGTTTTAAAGATTTATATGAAAAGTTTCATACCGATTATATTTATCCAAATTATAATTATAATAATAAACAAGTTAAATTAAGTGATTATTATAATAACGGAGGTGCGGAATATTATACAGTATCTGCTATTAATGATAATAAATTTATTTTTGAGGAAGATGATATTAATCCTGCTAAAAATGTTAATGTTTATGAAAATATATCTTATGATGACTTTGTTGCTAAACAAACTGAAGAGTGTAATATGTTAGAATTAAGTAAATTTAAAACAGCAGTATCGCAGAGATATGAATATTATGATTATTATATTGAAAACGTTTCATATACAATTACAAGTATTACAACAGATAGTATTAATAGATATATATATTATATTAAAGAACATAATGATGGTATAGTTGAATTACATTTTCAAGCTACGAATAGAGATGAAGATGAAGATATAGACTATATTCCTATATCAAAAGGTAATCCAGATGTATTAGAGGAATATACAATTGATATTAGTCAGTACTCAATAAAAGATTATGTTAAAAATAATACTGAAAATTTTAGTACTTATACAAAAATTGTAATTGATCTTAAAGATGGCGCAAATTTTGATAACACAATACTTCTTGATTCTTCAAATTTTATTGAAAATACTATCAGTGATACTAAACCAAATCAAACAATGACAAAAGTATCAACAATAGAAATGAATATTAGTGGCGAAGTTAAGGAAGGAATTAAAATTACATTAGATGATTTTAATGGTAATTATTTAGCTAGTTTAAATTCAATAATTATTAACATAAATGATAATGGAATAATTAAATATTATAAGGATACACTAATTGAGCTAATAAATCCAAAAACTTTACCTATAGATAATATTAATATTAATATTAATGAAACTATACGAAAACAGAAATTATATTGTAAAACAATTGATAATTATCTACTTAAAATTACAGAAAACAGCAATAGAAAAATAAGTAAATTAATTATTGAGCTTACAGAATCTACAATAATTGATTTAAATAACTTTATTGATTTAATATATTTACGAGAAATTGTAATAATATCTTTTAATAATAGAAATGATATTAGAATTATAAATGGTAATGATTTAAAACAAGATATTAATATTATAATATACGAAAACTTTGATAATTTAATTAAATTAGTGTATTCATTTAATAGTTCTTTAGAACCTGAATCATTTAGTGAATATATTTTAAGTTATAATGGTGATTCTACTGTTAGTTATGAAACAGTAAATGGAGTGCATCCTTACATAAAATTAAACGGTTTAGATCAATATTTAACTTTATATAATATTAATTTTGATATTAAATCATTTGGACTTGGATTTTATTTAAATAATGTTAATGTTGATAATTATTTACTAAGATTTGATGAAGATTTTTATATTAAAGTTGATGCTAATTCTTTAGATATTCAAATTAATGCTGAAACAGAAATAACTATTACTAAACAATTTATTGCAAATACTTGGCATAGTATATTTTTTAATTATAATGATACTGATATGTTGTATGATATATATATTGATAATGCTATACATACTACAATACCATATGATCCTTTTATAGATAAAAAATTAATTATAGGTAAATATACTGAGTCTAATGTAGCAGATTATTATAAAATAACTGGGGTATCAAGTGATGAACCAATTGCTATGGAATTCACCAGCAGCACTATTCAAGGTTCTAAAAGTGTAGAAATCAATAACAAAATATATATATTTGGTGGTAATATAGAAGGTCCCGTGTGGTTAAATTATTTATATGAATTTAACACTACTACTTGTAATCTTGCTAGAATTCAATTAGAGTCTATTGATGGTGATGATAGTAATATACCATCCGTAAGAAGGGATCATTCTATGGTAGCAATTGATAGTAATATCTATATATTTGGTGGATATAATGGTACTAACACCTATTTAGGAGATTTATATAAAATTGATACTACTAGTAGTAATTCTACTAAAATTGACTTAATATCTATTAATGGTGGTCTTAGTAATATACCATCCATAAGAAAGGACCATTCGATGGTAGCAATTGGTTATGATATATATATATTTGGTGGAAATTCTAACAATTTTGCTCAAAACGATTTATATAAAATTGAAACAACTGATACTAATATATATAATTCTACTAAAATTGACTTAATACCTAATAATGGTTATACTAGTAACATACCAACTCTAAGATCTCGACATTCTATGGTAGCAATCGGAAGTAATATTTATATATTTGGTGGATATAAAGGATATGACTATAACAGTGATTTAGATGACTATAACAATGATTTATATAAAATTAATATCAATAATAATATTTCTGAAAAAATTACTTTAACTGGAATAGATGATGATATACCAGAGAAAAGAGCAAATCATTATATGGTAATTGTTGATAATTATATATATATATTACTTGGTTATAATACATATATTAGAAAAAATTATAATTATTTCACATATTTTAAAGATTTATATAAAATTGATACATATGGTAATTCAAAAAAAATTCAATTCTCATATTTTAATAACTATTTAAACTTTGAAACCTTAAGTCAAAATTTTAATATTAGAGCAATTAATAATGATATTTATGTATTTTATTTAAAAGTACAAGATGCTAATATAAAATTAACAGCTGTTTCTTCTGGTACATTATCACTTAATAGTTTATTAAAAATAACACCTACCAATCGAGATTATCATCTTAATGGAAATATAGCAAAATTAAGAATAAATAATGTTATAACTAGTGATAATGAAATAATTGATAATTATAGTAATCTTAATTATAACTATAACTTATAAGTATAAAAATATGAAATAAAGACCTATAATAATTTTAAATGGAACCTACAGATATTGATGATAAACCAAGATTTTATAAAAGACCAACACTTGTAGCTAAAAAATCTAGAGATTCTATTGCATATAAAGAACCAGATCCAGATCCACCAGTTCCACCTGCATCAACTAGTATATATCTACAATATAGGTTTGAAGAAGAAAATGGTAATAAAGAAAATGGTAATGAAGAAAATGGTAATTATGATTTAACCATTAATGGATCTCCTACTTTTAATAATTATGTAGAATTAGATGGTATAGATGATTATTTAAATGTTGGTATTGATTTTGAAGTTAAAACTTTAAGTTTTTGGTTTAACTTAAATAATGTTAATACTGATAATTATTTATTATCATTTGATAATGATTTTTATATTAAAGTTAATTCTAATTCCTTAGACTTTCAATTTCAACCAGATATTGAAAACAATTGTAATATATCTAAAGATTTTTTTAATACTATATGGTATAATTTAGCTTTAACTAGTAATAATGAAAATTATGATATATATTTAAATAATACTAAATTACCTGAAACAATTATTTATAAAAATTTAAGTAGTTCTACATTAAATATTGGTAAATATACTGGTGATGAAATTCATATTAAATATTTAAATGGTAAAATAGCAGATTTACGATTATATAATACTATAAAAACTGAAGATGAAATTAATACTATTTATAATGAGTATAATTATGTAAATATTTATACACATATACCTGAACAAGATATAGATTATGATTTTAGTCTTATTGCTACATATAATGAGTGGATAGCAAAGGCTCAAAGTCATAACATTCAAATTTTTAATTTTACAAGAGGAATTGATAATAATGATTCTGTTTTATCAGCTGATAATATTGATCCAAATAATTTTAAGTATATACAATGTTATTCTACTTTCTATAACAATTTTAAAGGTTTATTATTAGAACTACCTATTACACATAATTATGTTGAATTTACTATTATTACAAGAAGTCCTAGTGTTATTAGTCCTACTACTTATGCAATGTATATTGATACACTTGAAAAATTAGATCAAGATATTTTTATAAGTGATGCAAATAAAAACTATAAGTTCGAAGATAATATAGAGAAATTTGACGAAGAATATTATTATTTTGCACAATTTACTTCTACTACTCTAGTTACTAAAAAATATAGTTATAAACCTGGGCACTATTTAAAAATAATAAATGATTATTCAACTTTGTTTGATCCTAATATTAAAATTACACTTAAGAAAAACTATACAGAATATCCTAATTTAACTTTTAATGAAAATACATTGTTTGATATTTTGGTAGTTGGTGGTGGTGGTGGTGGTGGTCGAAATAAAAATACAGATTATCGTGGTGGTGGTGGTGGAGGAGCAGGTGGATTAATCCATTTACAAAATTATAATATATCATCTGGAAATTATGCTATTAAAGTTGGAAATGGTGGGACAAAAACATCATCAATTGGTAATAATGGTCAAAATAGTAGTTTTTATGATTTAATAGCAATAGGTGGTGGTGGTGGTGGTGCTGCTGGTGGTGTTGTAGTTCTTGATCGTAATGGTAGAAGTGGAGGATCTGGTGGTGGAGGTGGTGATACTGGTGGTATAGGTGGTATTGCTATTACAAATCAAGGATTTAATGGTGGAAATGCAATCACAGGTACAGAGAGTTCAGGAGGTGGTGGTGGTGGAGGAGGTGGTTCTTTTAATGCAGGTAGTAATTATGGTAATTCTGTTGAACATAAAGGTGGTTCTGGTGGAAGTGGAACCAATATCAATATAACAGGTATAAATATATTATATGCTGAAGGTGGTAATGGTGGATCGTGGTATAATGGTATTGATATTGAAGATGCAACACCAAATACAGGAAATGGTGGTCACGGTAATACTACAGGTAAAGATGCAGGTAATGGTGGTTCAGGTATAGTAATATTGAAAAAAGTTGAAACTAATCCACCGGCAACTGGTATATTAACATTAAATATTGTTAATGACCTTGATTCAGGTTATACTTTAGATAGTAGTATATCAAGTAATTATGTAAATATTACAAAAATAATTTTGAATGTAAATGCAAATATATATAGAAATGATAAACCTGAAAATTATGGTCAAGCTGGTTTAATTATTGATCTTAATAGTTTAACTAATTTAGAAGAATTAGAATTAAATATTAATCCAAGTAAAGGAATATATGGTGGTCCTGGTAATCCTGGAACTAGTGGTGATACTGCAGGAGGGAATGGTGGTGATCCTATTAAAATAATAGGTGATAGAGCTATATTAATTAGCTATACTGAAGGTGCTAAACTGTTTAAAGGTGGTAATGGTGGTAATTATAGTGATTGGGGTGGAAATGTAAAAGTAACTTTAGATTTTAAAGTAAATAATGCTACCTACCCTAAACCAGAAATTATTATAACAAATACTGATGGTTTAATTGGTGAATTTTTTAATGGAAATAAAAAAGTTAAATATAATTACAATATTATTACAAAACTAACACATAATTTTGAACTATATTATTTATCAGTATCTGATACAGATAAATATACTGTAACTGATAATACTGGAATAAATATATTTAATGATAACAATGTATATAAACTTGTTTATGATGCGGGTAAGGAAAAAATAGATATTTATTTTGTTAATAAACCTGCTGAAGGATCAGATATGACTGTATTTAATATGGAAGAAGAACTATCAGCAACACCAATTGAGTTCAATTGTAATTATCCAATAATCTACGATTTTTCACATACTACTAGTTTAGCTGATTGGAATAGTTATGCAACTGATTATGGTTTTAATTCTACATTTGATGCAGGTTTTCAAGAAGCAAGTAGTATTTATTATACCGGTGTTTGGTATCATCATACAGCTACAGGATTTATATCTAAAGAAATACCTGCTGGATATACTAAATTAAAAGTTGAATATCAGGCATTATGGGATAATACTGTATCCATTTATATTACTCCAGAAGAAATCACCGGAAAAGGTGATATTACACAAACTGTTAGAGATACAGCAACAGTAGCAGAAGGTTTAAAGATATTTGAAGCTGATATTAACCCTACTACTGATAAATATCTAACAATTGCAGAAAGATATAGTACTCTTAGTAATAATTTAAAAATAGTGTTTTATTAATATAATATTTTTATTACAATGTAATAATAAATGAAATTACTTATTATATTAGCTCTTATATCTTCTGTTTATTGTGGTATTAGAAATAACATTACAGTAGTTAATAATAATACTGTATACCTAGCACACACTCATAATTGTGCAATTTATAAAATTGATATTAATACTTCACTACAAGAAATAGTTGTAGGTGATATAAATGCAAATTACTTTGGTGATAGAGATTCTTTTATAGGAACAGATGCACTTATTAAAAATCCAACAAGTATTATTACCGATTATAATCAAGATGTTTTATTTTTTGTTAATGATAGTAGTAATATTAAAAAAGCTGAAATAACAGTAAAAAGTATTAAAGGTGTAGAAACTGGTATTATAAAAGACAATATTCCAAATCCGGAAAGTATATACTCTGGGTCTTCTTATAATTTTGCAGCGTCTTTAACAAACAACCAAATATATTTTGTTATTCCAGACAATATATTTTCTATTGATTTTGATACTAATTCAAATTCTGCTACAGCTAGCACTACTCCCCTTACAAATGGAACAAAATTTATTGATATTGCATTTTATGATAACTTTTTGTATTATTGCTATAGTAATGAAAATGGATATTTTATTAATAAAAGAAATGATAATTTATTTAATATAGATATTGATAATGAAATTAATATAATTAATAAACCAAGTAATATTACAGGATTTACATTTTCAAGTAATTTGTTAGTAATAGCAGGTAATAGTAAATTATATATATATAGTTCTAATGTAGATGGTTATACATCTAACTATAATATATCAATAAATAATGAAACATATACTGTTTTATGTGATTATACAGCTGTTACTTCACAACCAACTGATAATTATATAATTGCTAGAGCTATAAATTCACAATTTTATACAATTAATATTACTAATGCAAGTACTAAACCTTTTGAAATTCAAGAATCAAAAGCAATTACTGTTAATAGCACAGATAGAGCAATTAAAACTTATAATATTAATACGAATTACTTATATAACTCTAAGTATGATGATGAAAATGTAATGATATATTTAAATCAAAATCAATCAAATCTTAAGGTAATTAAATATTCACCATCTAAATTTAGAACAACTAAATTAAAATTAAATAGTAATTTAAACATTAAAAATATTACGATAAATAATACAAATATATTATTTTTGGCAACTAATAATGATATTTATTATTGTAATAATATTACAGAAGATAGAGAACAATATAATTTATGTAATTTAAATATCAGTTTTACGGGTAATATAATTTCTTTAAACTATGTTGATAATAATACTAATAAATCATTACATTTTATGACTGATCAACATTATTATAAATATACTATTAAAGATAGTGATAATAATATAATAACAGCAAATGGTAATCTAGAAGAAGAAAATAGTAATTTAAAAAAACAAGAACGTATAAAACAAACTAATGATACTGATAATTTAGAAAATATAAATGATTTTGTAATTGATACTAATTATGAAATTGGTTATATTGCATTTAAAAAAAGATTAAAATGGTTTTATGTTTAATTTATAAATAAATGAAAGACAATGTTGAATATTAACAATTATAAAAGTTTCATTATTATTTTTATAAATATATAATGGCATTATAGAATATAATAAATTCTTTTTATAAAATGTTGAACTAACACTTACTATTATATTATTTAATGTTGTTAATGTATCATTACGATCAAAACATTTTATTGTAGGATTAGGTGTATTACTACAATATTTAAATTGTAATTGATTGGATATTTTAATAATTTCTAATGTATTAGGATCTATAAAATATACAAAAGTTCCTTGATATTTTATATTATTTTTATATTCTTTATGATAACATAAACCAATATACATATCATTATGAAATATTAAATTACCTTTTGGATAATAATTATAATTTATATTTTTATTTATTGTAATATCATTATTATAATCATAATATGTTAAAGGATTAAAAGATTTTATAAAATATAAATTATCATTATGTATAAAAGGTATCCAGTTTTTTTCAATTATTTTATTTGATTTTAACGGTATTAAGGTATCTAAATCTGTTAAATACATTATACGATGACAATTATTTTTTTTAGTTAATCCTGAAAAAACTATATGTAATTTATTATTGTAATAAATAGGAATAGGATCATATGGATCTAGATTATTATAATATTCTTTATTATCAACAATAATAGAATAACGATCCTTACAATATTTTTGTTCAATTAATATATCATTATATTTAATAGTTTTTAAAGCATCTGTAGATATATTTTCAATATATTCGGTTGTATCAAATATATTTGATAAATATAAATAATCTAAAGATGGTATATTTTCATAATGTCGTATATTATATTGAATATCCAAATATTCTATATTTAATACTTCAAGAAAGGCATTGAATATTGCAATTTGATAATGTAGATTAATGTAAGATACTGATAGCCAACCACATAATTTTTCAAATATTTTAATAGGATATATAGCATTAATTGACATTGAGAATGGCATACGATCTAAATATTTAATAGAATAATTAGTTTTAAAATAATCATTATAACTTTTAATTATTGGTTCAATATCAGTTCGTATCAATGGTAATACTTTATTATTAATAACCATATACAAATTAGATTTATGAATATAGATAGTATTATGATCTAAATATTCATAAATAGTATGATGATCATATTCCTTTGTAAATATACCTATGAAATCATAATTTTTATATAATTTTTTATTATTATATATGGATAAATATATATTATTTAAATCTAAATTATGAATATTAATATCACTTTTATTTGATGATATAAAGTTATAATAAAAATTGGTATTGGTTAGTGTAGTAGCAGTAGAAAATACTATTAAATTAGATTTATTATAAAATCTATTTTTATTGAACTCAGTTATCATTCTTTTTTTTGTTAAAGAAATAGAAAAATGACTGATAAACTTATTGATAGTTTTGATACAGGTAGTAATATTGTTGTTAATTATAACAATATCGATGGTAATGAACACCCTTGTATCGTAGATATTAGTGCTTGTGCTAATATAGAAGATATGTTAATTGAAATTGAAAACTTTAGAACTTGTAATTATAATTCTGATGTTGTAGATGCTATTACAGATTTTAATACTGAAAATTGTATCGAAATTACTAGTAATAATGATGCTAGTTCTAACATATATAAAAGAGGATATTTTGATTTTAATAGTTTAAGTGATACAAGTAATATAACATATTATTGTAATTTATATATTCGTGGTGAATTAATTGTTCAAAGTAATATAACAGCTTATTCAACTATGCCATTTTTATCAGATAGTAATTTAAAATATGATATTTATAAAATTGAAAATAGTTTAGAAAACATAGAAAAACTTAGACCTGTAAGTTTTACTTGGAAACATAACAATGAACAAGAAATTGGTTTTATTGCTAATGAACTTGAAGAAATCTTTCCTGGTCTTATAAAAGAACGTGAATATAAAATGATTAAGGAAAATAAACTTATACCATATTTGGTAGATTCTATTAAAACTTTAAAAAATCGTATTACAAAAATAAAAAATGAACGTAATAAACAATTGTAGTAATCCTAAAGTAAAAGTATTTTATAAGAAAAACACAGAAGATCATATAGATATTAAAGAAGATAATAATCAATTAACAGATGGTATTTTAATAAAAACAGGTTGTAATTTAAACTTTGTTGGTGATAATGATTTTATTACTTTTATTAATAGTAATGTTTCAAAAAAATTAACTGTAAAATCACATTTACCTAATATAGGTTATTATGATATTAACATTGATCCTGGAAATAATATTAGTATTAGTGAATCTTTATATTTTAATAATTGGTATGATACTGATAGTAAATTAAAAGGTTTAATAATTGGTAATACTAGTAAACATTTTTCGGTGCAAAAAGAAGTTTATGTTCAAGGAAATATAACTGCTTTTGATCTTAGTATTCCATCAGATATTAGATTGAAAAAAGATGTTAAAGATATAACAAATGGATTGGAAATAATAAATAAATTACGACCTGTAAGTTTTAAATGGAAAAAGAATAATAATGAATCTATCGGTTTTATAGCACAAGAAATAGAAGAAGTATTACCTGAATTTGTTAGAGATACTAGATTAAATGGGGAAACAATAAAAACTATAAAACAAGATAAACTTATACCGTATATTGTTGATAGTATTAAAAATATAAGTAATAGATTAAAAAAATATGACTCATCATATTAGAAAACAACATAGATTTATGCTAGAATCGAAAGAAAGAGTTACAATTAACTATCAAGTTGATTTTACAGATCCTAATGAACCTAAAATTGTTTTTAATGATATTTGGTATCCTTTAACTGAGGAATTGAATTCAAATCAATTAAATCGCTTTATTGCTTTATATTTAAATGAGCAAATCGTAAAGACAGTTGGAAATCATTCAAGTCAACAATCTACATATGAAGATAGAACAGCACATATTAAGTTTAAAATACCTTGTGTTGGTTATTTTAATGATGGTGATTATAATACAAATGACAACAATAATGTATTACCTGAGTTTTTTATAAAACACATTCAACCAACACAAAATAGTGCTTTCGATGCTTTCAATAATAATAGAGAAACAATTGATTCCACTCTTGATATGGATTATAATTTATTAGTTAATTGTAATTTAAATGTTTACGATGATATTACAGCATTTGCTACATATCATAGTTCTGATATAAATCTTAAAAAAAATATAAATACTTTAACAAATTGTTATGATGTAGTGAGTGATCTTAATCCTGTTAGTTTTAAATGGATTAAAAATAATAAAGAAAACGTAGGATTTATAGCACAAGAAGTGGAACAAGTAATACCTAGTATAGTTAGTGATAATGATGAATATAAAGCTATAGCAGAAACAAAGATAATTGCATATCTAGTTGGTGCTATTCAAGAATTAGATAAAGAATTAAAAGAATTAGAAAAAGAATAAATTATTATGGATTATAAAAATAAATGGCATTTAAAACAGAATTAGCGCATCTACTGATGGATAAATTAAATCAAACTGAATTAAGGGATAAAGGTATCTTAAGACAGATAAAAGAAAAAATAAAAGAATGTAGGGAAGAATTAAAACAAAGTAAAATAAAATGATATGGATACCTTTAGCGATATTACGAAGTGTAATAACTTCAGGATTAATATTATTTCAAAAATTAGATAAAACTGATAAGACTGATAAGTTTTTATTTCCAACTATTACAACAATAATAATTGGTTTTATAGCATTAATATATTTTATTATTAATTATAATACTACTAATTTAGACGAATTATATAAATCAAAATATTATATATATAGTATAGTTGTATTTTTTGTTATATTGTTATCATATTATATAATTAAAATATGTCCAAATCCTGCTTATTTTAGAGGTTTTGTGGCTTTAGAAATAATGCTTTTATTAATTTATAGTATATATACAAAGCAATTTCATATTAGTAATATAGGAATAATAGGAATAGTATTAATTGGTTTAGGTATAATATTTGTGTCTTGCGATCAAGTGTAATATTTTTCAGTTAAACTTAAAGAGTATATTGTTAATTTCTAAGTTTTGTAAAGATTTTAATTGATTTAAGTGATGATGCACTAATTGTATGTGTTGATGAATAATATTGCGGTGTAATTTCATAACCTTCTTTATCAAATGTAGTAGGATCAGTATTCATATTAAGGTTTTTACTTGATGATTTAGATTTCTTTGATATTTTAGGATTATCTGAAGACAGTTGTTTATCTTTTCCATTAGATTTCTTTGATATTTTAGGACTATCTAAAGACAGTTGTTTATCTTTTCCACCTGTTAATGGCATTTTACTATTTATTTTAGTAATTAAATCATTTTTATTCAAAGATAACATATAATCTATTTTAGCATTAAAATATCTTTTAATAATATCTATAAATATTTGTAGTTGATTATATTCTTCACTAGTATGTGGAATATTTAAAACATTATTAATAAAAAATTCAAATGAATTAATAATTTTATTAAGAATATTGTCTGTTTTAAATTGTTGTATTAAATCCATATATTTATCTACAAAAGGTTTAATATCTTTTTTATTATTGTTAAAAATTATATTTGTATCAATGACAGTATCTATATCTTTTTGAAATTTAGCATTTAATTCCGCAATATTTTTACTATCATCTTCAGTAATAGTTTGACAAGCAACACCATTAAATATACCAGTTGTTTTAAACCAAACTTTTTTAACTTTATTATCAGTTGTTAATAAATAACTTAAGTTATTTGCTACATCAAAATTATTACATAATAAATCAATAATTAAGAAATCATAATCATATTTGTAATTTGGGTTTGAAAGAGTTGATTTTAAACTACTATTATATTCCCATCCTGTTAAAATATTATTAGTAGTAGTTATTTTTCTATCAAAATATATTATACTATACTTAAGAATTTTATCATCCATAAAATAACTATATATA